TTATATTCATCAATTCAAAGTTTTCAGAGAAGTCTGAATGAGTATCAATAACAATATTTCTTACATATACCGACATTATGCTTTCGCGTTTTCTAAGTATTTATGAACATATATAAGGTATCATAATGATCGTGAAATGTCTGATAACCTAAATATTAATATCGATTATGAAAATCCCTGGTTATATAATCAGGTACCCTTTGGTAGCGACGACATTGAAGACAACTTTGGGTTTGTCTATCGCATAACCAATACGCAGAATCAACGCTGCTATATTGGGCGAAAATATTTCTGGTCATTTAGAAAACCGCCAGGTAAAAAACGAAAAGTAAAGCAGGAATCCGATTGGAAGAAGTATTACGGATCTTGCCCAGAACTTAAAGAAGATTTAAAAAAGTTTGGGAAGGAAACTTTCACACGAGAGATACTGAGTCTCCATCTCAAACTAAGCGAGTGTAACTACGAAGAAACGAAGCAGTTATTCTTAAATAACGTCCTAAGTGAGGCTCTTGACGACGGCACGCCAGCATACTATAATGGTAACATTCTAGGACGCTACATGCGAAAAGATTATGGCAACTTTGGTGGAAACACTCAAACTGACACATGACTGGGCAGTAGACCGTATACATACTCTCTGTGATGAAGACCTTGAGAACGCATACGCGATTCAATCAGAATTCTCTGAGTGGTTAAATCCTGACATTGATGACCATGATGTTTTTTCACTAGAGTACATAGGAGACTAGTATGTCTAATGGTCCTTCTGCAGAGTTCAAAAAAAGAATTCTTGAAGAAGTAAAAAAACTTTGTGAGCAAGGTGAGCATACACAAGCTTACGATCTATTCAAAGTTTACTACCCTGACAATGAAATGTATGAATACAATTTGATTTATGATTAAATCCTTATTTGTTATGACACTATCATCAGTGCTGCCTGTGCACGCACTGTATCCGCCTCCACCTGTTGAGGCACCACCTAAGATAGTGAAAACGTGGAAGTGTCCAGACTGTTCCCCAGAGGAAAAGTTTGTTCTTGCTCAACTTCAAAAGCATACGATGATTTCTGATCGTAATGCTCTTGCTACTATTCTTGGTAATATCAAACAAGAATCAAACTTCGCTGCCAATATCTGTGAGGGTGGTGCAAGGGTATCTTATGAGAACTGCCACTATGGTGGTTATGGTCTCATTCAATGGACCACTATTGGACGCTATCGTAGTCTTGGGTCTTTTTGTAATAAGTATGGATTGAACCCTTCAACCCTTGAAGGTCAAGTTCGCTTCATGATTAATGAGAAAGAGTTCCAAGCAGTGCTACCACGCTTTGAGGGCAGAGGTCAAACTGTCTCTCAATACATGAAACCTGCCTATTATTGGTTAGGATGGGGTATCAAGGGTAATAGAGAATATTACTCATATAACTATACTAAACGGATGGTATTCTCATGATCAAGGCACTTATCAAAAAACTTCTTACCAAACCTGAGAAGGGTGATGATATCGTTGTAAATATGGATGGTGGTGTTGGTGGATCTTGGAAAGTAAATGATGAGGTTGCTTGTACAGTAGATCCTAATAAAGAACCATACATTGGTGTACCTGCACCACTGGTTCCTCCTTATGATCCTTGGTTTGCCAATCCAATCAAGTCTGAAAAGACTATTGCCAAAGAAACTGAAATGAAAGTTAAAGAGGCAATTGAGAAAGAGGCACAACCTCCTACTAATGAGCCTGACAACATCCATAATGTGATGTATAATAAGGCAACCAAAAACCAAAACACAACTGTTCAACTCAATCCTCCCGGTGGTTCTGAGAACTTCCAGTCTGGACCTGGTGGTTGGACTTCTGGTAACGGTCAAAATCAATTTCGTTAAATTATGAAAAGCATTATTATTGCAGGTTTACTTTTGGGAATGGCACTGCCTGTTGGCGCCGAACCTAAAGTAAAAGGTTGGAACACCATGGACTCCATGGGTTGTATGCTACTAAGAGACTGCACCAAAGATGTCAAACGAATCACTAGTATTCAAGATATTGCGGATTACTATCCCGACACTAATTATTCTGGGGTTGCTGATGAGTTTAACTCAATCCTCAGATCACTTAATAAGATCGGAGTTAAAGTTTTTCTAGGAGACCAACGGTATTTCCCTAAGATGCATCGTGGTGTATACCACACTGTGGGAAATAACTTTTTCCTGAATACTCGTCATATGCATAGACCAGGAACCCTGATGTCTGTAATGCGTCATGAAGGATGGCACGCTGCACAGGATTGCATGGCTGGCACCATCAATAATAGTATGATGGCAATCATTCATCCAGAAGAAGATGTGCCTGGACTTTGGAGATCGATGGTAGAGCGTACCTATGCAAACCATGCTGTGCCCTGGGAGGCAGAAGCATTCTGGGCAGGTCATACTGCTAATATGACAAAGGATGCTCTTGAGGCATGTGCGTCATCCACACCTATGTGGGATATCTACCCACCCACACCACTCACTAAAAAATGGTTGAAAGAAGAGGGTTACATTAAATGATGTATTTGATTGCAGCACTGGCACCAGTTTTTATCACCAGTCCTATCACTAAGCAACCTGTAGAGGTTCCTACAGCAGTTGTGGATAAGTGTCAGTCTATTATGGAGTTTGATGTTCGTAGTGAGAACAAGACTGAACTAGAAGATTTGAGGACACTTGACTGTTACTATATGAATATGGGTCACTACAGTCTTCCTATGGATTTGTATTTTCCCAAAGAGAGGTATCCTCGTCGCTAAATAAAGCTGACTTGCTTCATATAGATGCCCGAGGAAATCAAAAAGGATGAACCTAAGAAAAAAGGTCCACTCGGTAAACTTAAAGAGAAAGCAGAGGATTCAGAAGAGCAACTGGCAATTCTTAGTACCTTTGTCCGTCTTGGTATTCTTGTGTGGTCTGGAGGCATACTTACGCTCGCATACATCAAACTACCCGCTGCTTTTGGAATCCCCGAGCAAAAACTTGACCCAACCTTCATTGCCTCCGTCTTCACCGGAGTTCTAGCAACATTCGGTGTTCAGACTGCGAAGAAGGGTGCTAATGGTTCTGCTGCTGGTGGTGGTATTAGCAAAGCAGATCTACAAAAACTGATTGATGCTGCTGCTCAGACTGCACCAGCACAGACAATCAGGATTGAGCAAGGTCCAGTCAAAATCGCGGGAGTGAATGATGGCGAACCCCCAGTCAAACCAACAATCTAAATCACCTTTTAAATGGGCAGCACTGACGGTGGGAACACTGTTTGGTGTTGCTCATCTTGGTGTCTTGGGACATCTTCTGAATCGGAAAGAGGTGCCTATTATCAATCTGCCTGTGGGTGATTATACTTCTTATACAGTAGAGGCAGGTGAGACTGGATATCGGATTCAATACAATGCGAACGATCCTAAAGTAATGGGTGTGAGAAAATATGTTGATAAGAAGAATGGATTCTTTGGTATAGGAGGTAATACTTTTATAACCACAGAAGAAGAATATACTATGGATGGTGCTAAGCATCTTCAGGGTGGTGGCTTGGGAAAGTTAACTGCAAAGAAAGTAGAGTGCATCAAGGCGGAAGGTGGAGGAGAAAATGCAGGTAGAATGGTAGGTGCCACTGCTGGTGCCGCTCTTGCTCCTACTATATTATCGATACCATATATTGGATGGCTTGCTGCCGGATGGGTAGCAATGTTTGCCCAAGACAAAGGGGCTGACATCGGTGGAGATGTTGCTACAATGTTAAACGACTGCGAAGAGGTAGAATAATGTTAATATATTTGGCAGTACTATTTGTAGTGACAACTATTATATTTGGGTATGTAAAAGGTGAGAACGATTATTATGATTCAGACGACTACGATGGAAACGGAACCGCTCATTAACTTACAATGAAGCATTCATTGATACTTGTAGCATGTTTTACACCACTTGCTGCTATCTACATAGTGATGAAACTGGCGGTATGGCTCTCTGCAATCAACGCTGAAACCGATTATGTCAGAAAAGAACCCTTTAGAAAACGAGGACCCTTTGTGGAGAATCCATATGAGGACGTTGATGTTGAGGAAGAAGAGTATGGAGATCGCACAGATTATAGATAGTGCATTAGAAGAACACTATTCAGAGTTGGGGTTACCAGTTCCAAACTGGAAGCGTAATAAGAACCCTGATTGGTGGATAGAGTATCTTTTAAGTTTAGGTCTGCACCCAGATAACCATGAATTTTGAGTTGACATTGGAGGATTACACTATCATCCTCAATGCACTGCACTACTATAAGAAGGTAGAGAAGAGGGGAAACTTTCAGCAATATACAGTAGAAAGAATAAATGGTTTAAGAAACAAGATGGCAGAGCAGGTATTTGAAAATGGATCCGACTGAACCTGTTTGGGAAATCTTTATAATGCTTATACTTCTCCTTATAGGAGTAATCTATTCTATCGTCTATATAATGAGATACGATGATATGAATTATGACCACAGTATTAGCACAAGCGAGCTTGAACTTGAACGACGCATGGAACATGAGTTGGGGGGAGGGAATCCAGTTCCTCCTGGTGTTGACGTTCCTGTACTGGTTGAAGAAGAGAATCGATCTGAACTTTGCGAAGAAGCAAGCGAAGACGACAGTTTACCGAGTCAAGTTGGAGGAACAGTAGATGGGAGCAATGACACCCCCGAGTCGGAAGAGTTGTTATAACTTTCGAGTAATCAAAATTAACAGGGTAGTAGATGGCGATACTATTGACGTTACTATTGATCTCGGGTTTGATCTATACAAGAAAGAAAGAGTTAGAGTTGCAGGAGTTGATACGCCGGAGAAAAGGACACGTGATCTTGAAGAAAAGGCGTTAGGACTTGATGCAACTGCTTGGTTAAAAGAAAAGTTAGAGGGTGCCGTCAAAGGCGATGATGACCTTATTATTCGCACCGAACTTAAAGGTGGTGTTGGTAAGTATGGTCGCCTTCTTGGTTGGTTATATATTGGAGACGCAACAGTGTCTCTCAATGAAAATATGATTGACGAGGGTTATGCCTGGTCTTATGATGGAGGAACCAAGAAGAAAGACTTTGAAGAACTTCGAGAGATTCGTCGTTCTTTTGGAACATTAGAGTAATGTTCGCACATCTCTTTATATTTGGTTTTATCTTTTTAATCACTGGCGGTATGCTGGCGATTGGAAATAAAACTTCTGTAGTTACTAAAAGAAAAAATGACTGAAATGAATTTAAAAGAAAGACACAAACTGTTGATCTATAGATTCCAGCAGAAATTTGATGTGTCTGATTATGGAGTATATTGGATTACCTTTATCAAGGGATTCATTATTGGAGCAATTTTATTATGAAAAATTTACCAATACCATTATTTACATTCTTAGCAGTTCAAGTATGCACTGCTGTATGGTGGGGTTCTCAGATAGATCATAAGGTAAGACTTGTGGAAGAGAATCGTAGATTTATCGACTCGGTTATCATTCCTTCTTATAAGATTAATACCAATTGGAAGAACCCACACTTTGAAACATGGGTAAAATCAGGTGGGTGGAAAAATAAGTAAACTTACTTTAGGAGAATCATGCAAAAAATCGTAAACGTATTAGCACTAGTATCATTCGGTGTATCCGCTGTCGTTGTCGCTGGTGGTACCTATGTCTATCTGAACAAGGACGCCATCGTAGATAACGTCAAGGACGGTGTTACCAAGGCAGCAACAGAAGCAATCACAGAGGCACTGCCTGGTATGCTTGATAGTGCTGTCCCATCCGTTCCTACTGAAACAGGACTTCCTATTCCACAACTTTGATGGAAATACCCAATATTAATATACATGATATAAGGTTACCAACAGCACGGGTGTTTGAACTACCACCAACTGCTGTTCATAATATCTTTGTACCTGTAACTGTTAATATTGGAAGTCCTATCGTCAATATGCCTGGGTGTGTAGAATCACACCCTGATGGTGGACCACAACTGGCTAAGGATGACCCAAAGGGTACAAGGATATTCTGTACCAATGAGTATCCATCGTATAACGCGATGGACTACACACCAGAACAACTTGTCATTACCACAAAGACAGAAGCAGAACCACCACCAGTTGCTCCACCTGTAGACCCACCAGAACCACCAGAGGTTCCTACTGATGCCATCCCACAGATAGATGGTGAAGCAGAGGTTGAGTGTCCTGGTCCTAATGCACCACGCATCGGTGATGTAGCACAGAACCAAAAGGAGAGAGTATCTGGTTTTGAACTACAGGGTGAAATCTGTGTGGTTCTTTATGAGGATATTCCTTGGACGGCACAATATCTACCAGCACCACAAGTTGCTACAACCACTGCTGCGATTGCCGTGACTGCTGCGTCTTCTGCTCTACTTGCTAAACCACTGGCTGACCTGCTACTCAAAGCATTCAAACCAATAATCAATAAAGTTATTGCGAAGGTAAAGAAGTTGTTGGGTAAGAAACCTCCTCTCTTATCGACATCGGAGCGCCAAGCCCAGCAGCGGATCTCATCACACGCTCTTCGGAAACTGAAGGGGAAGGAATAGAATGAGTATGTGGAGCAACCGCATTCTTATTCATCACTACAACATCAGCACAAACTTTATAGTACGGACTTCTAGGGTGGAACATGATACCCTTTTGTAGGAGTTCGCCACAGTTTTTAAGTCTGGCAATTTCAAAATCTAATCTTTTATTAGCAAGTAGTTGAGCACGATATTCATTATGTGT